AAAAGCTCTTCATTTACACCACTAATCTCCATGATTTCACGACCTAAGATCTCAGAAAGTTGCATCATGGAAGGGGGAATCTGTGGCGGCTGGATGACCTGAACATCATCCATCATGGCTTCTTTCTTTAGAGCTAAAGACCTTCCCTGACCCTGTAAGAAGGCATCTTTAGGGTTGATCAGAGAGTCTTCCTTGTACTTAATTCCAGAGTTGACCTGGCTCTCAAGGATGTCCAGCTCAATTATCTTGCGCCTATTATACAAGTACTGCGCATCCCTCAGTCCTCTAACCACTCCCTGGACTCGCCAAGGGAAGTAGGGTATCTGCGGCTCATAGTAACCAAGAACGGGTACAAAAGGATACCGATCAATTCCAAGAGGGTTTCTTTCGTGATAAAAAACTCTTCCATTAACGAGGATCGCCAACTTTATGGTGGGTATAATTTGATCTATCACGCTTATTTGGCGAAATGTTCCCAGATACTGCGAAAGACCTTCTTCATTACCCTTCCACTCAAGGGTCTCCCCACTTTCTGTGTCTACCAACATTTTACGAGTCCGGTAATCAAGATACCAAAACTCATCGTATGTTAGCAAGTCCTGCATCGCATAGTTGTATGACTCTGGTTGGAACTGAAACTTGCCGTCACGCCATCCACGAGCGAACATCGAGTCAACTTCGTCTTTGTGATTCGGTAGCAGAGACTTGATCTCCGTCTTGCTGAGCCACTTACGAGTCCATATGAAGCGGCAATCACTAAGGTCATGCTTCTTAAAGAATGGGTCTATCAAGTATTCGTTGTAGGACACATTGTCCACCTTGATGTCGCCATTGATAGGGTCGTCTCGAAAATCCAACCATACCGAGAGCAGATTCATGCCTGTAGTGATAGCCCCCTCAAAGGCTTCAGAGATCGTTTCTAAGACGTTTCCCCTCTGATTAGCCCATATCATCACCTTACTCAGTTGGTCTGCTGTCTCCTCATCACTGTTCTCAATCGGAGAAACAACCGTACTTAATCGGTGCTGTCGTTGATAACCTGTGATAAGATTGCAAACCCGACGAATACGATTAAAGTTGAATTGGCGACGTCGAAAAGCAGGAAGGTTTCCATAAATATCATTCCATAAGGTCTGATCTCCAGCCTTGAATCGGGAGTCTATGTCCGCCTCGCTCCAGAAGCTCTGGTTGATCTGGATCGCCATGGCGTAGTAGTACTCCATCATCTCCTTGATGGACGTATCCCCGTCATTGTAGTAGGCAGGATCTATTTGCGGAAAAAGTGACATAGAAAAACCTTTACCACATCATACATGAACCTCTTGAATTTTATCACCTAAAGCGAACGTGATTTTTGAGCTCTGTATTCTTTCTTGAACGGTCTAAATGCTGGATATCTCGAATCAAATGGATACCCCTTCTCACGATAAAAATAAGCAATCGCACACAGCACATATCCGCACGCTTTCGATCGGAAGCCACATTTCATTGAGATATAGTCCACGATGCTATCTAAGCCAACTTCATAAGGATCTTTATACCCTCTCTGAGAACACCATGCCACGAAGTTGCTCCATGTATTCTCATAAGCCCTATACGTTGACTTCTTGATGGCCCTATTGCCATAGACATATTCACCACGTCCTTCAACTGTTACCATCATGGTACGCTCCATCATGTTTTAGCGTTCTTATTAATGTGTCAAAATCTCTTTCTTCTAAACGTATTATCCTTATGATGTCTTCTACAGCATCTCTATTGAATGTAACAAACCCTGCGAACATTGTCAGAAGATGCAAAACAACCATATTCTTGTGGTCTTCGCAAAAATCATCGTAGCGATAGGTGGTCTCCGCGAACTCGCGAGCAAAATATGTTATGCACTGAGCCAAATATCTCACTTCGTCTAGGTTCTTATAGGCATACTCCACCAGGGCCTCCGCCCTCTTGCGGTCCAGCTGAAACACAGAGCCTCTTGTTAAAATATTTGCTTCCTTTCTACATAAAAATATTTAAAAAGTCAACTTTCGGGAGCAATCCCTAATATACCGTTCACGTACCTTTGATCATGCCTAATTAGCCTGACGCAGTCCTCTATCAGATCCCGGTTAACGATCACAAATGCCGCAGCGGTCGCTAAAACATTTATGAAGGCAATACACCTGGAGGGATTCTCTCTAAACTTAGGGAAGTCTTTCTCTATGGATTCATAGACATTCCTTAAGGCGTCTAAAGAGCACATAAACCTATATACTTCCTCAGGATTGCTGTTCTGAAGATCAAGAATAGCTTGGATAGCATCTACTTTCACGTGTAACCTCCCGGCGAATCAATAAGGCGATCCTTCGTCGCTTATATGGCTATACCATGCATCGTCCTGAAGCACCGCCACTCTATTCAATAATTTCTTAACATTATTGACGGAAGCACATTCCCTAGACTTCGGTGTATAGGCACACTGAAATCTTGAAATCCATTCGCCCATAATCTCTAGGATGTCCTCTAGGTCCTTCGCCAAGGCCTTATGTTCTTCTTTCGACAAGGGGATCTTTTTCTCAGGTACGTACCTGAACTTCAAGGGCGACTCTCTATTCGAAGTCTGCAACATGTCTACACCAAAAATAAAAGTGGCTTCCATGCCTCAAAACCAAACGAAATCTACACGTAGCCAGTCTTTTTTGCAATAAAATTCATTTCTTTTTTCGCTTCTTAGGCATTTCAGGAAGATTCATCCAGTACTTCACCACGGGCTTACGATGGAAGCCTTTGCTAAGCTCATTGCTCTGCTCTACCCACTCAGCTTCTACCTTCTGGATTCTTCCCACCATGTCTTCGTACATGCCCTCGAATTGCATGTAGCCGAACCCTATGTTTTCTCCGTCAGAGATCAGAACATTCTCTGAGACGAACTCATCTTTGGGCGACATGCCCGGCAACCTCTGCTCAACACTCACCCAACTCATCCTCAACCTCTTGTCGATATATCGCCACTTCTATACATAATCCCTCAATTTTCAATCAAATATTTACACTTGTTTACAGTCCATGTACAAGTTATAAACTTAACGCATATATGTATATGTCCTAAGAAAGATCTAGACTTATCAACGATTCCACACCGCTCTAAGAAGAGGAAAAAATAAATAACTATAGAGATATTAAGTAGAGTTTGTGGATGTTGTTGACAAATAGCCGTTTACCCATGTATTATCTCCGTAGCATACCTTCCCAGGGTTCTCCTCCCTTCGAGTCCATGGATGCTACTCCGTCCCCGAGCCATATAGCTCGGGGTTTTTCTCTACTTCTTCCTTCATTCGTCTCCATAGAGCTGGAAACTTGGCACTCATGATACATAGCTTTCCCGAGAAGTGATCAGCTATCCGGCTCACCAGATATACATTTCGGATGATCCTTATATTGTGAGCGTCCTCTTCACTCGATATATCCTTAACCCAGTCGGCTTCAGGCGTTACATTGAAAAGGTCAAACATGTCCTGTACCATTCTCAACAGCTGAATCTGTTCCTTAACGGCCCAGCAATCGAGAAAATCATTGATCTCTTCTTTGATGTCCTTACGCTTCCTTTTCACAGCTCTACCCTTATGTATTCATTGATGGGTTCGTAAAATTCATTCATGATCGATGCGTTTACCAATGTCGCGCCGTTCTTCATCTTATACTTCCCATACCCTTCATGTATATGGCCACAGACCCACAATTTAAGGTTCCCAAAATTTTCAGAATAGTCTAGAAGGCTAATACTCCCCACATGTTGTCCAAGCCTCGTCATGTCCGCGGTCAAATATGGAGGTGAATGTGTCACTAAAATATCCAGATTAAGGGGGATGTTTTTCCACTTTTCGTATAATTCCTGTTCAGTGTTGCATGTGAATGCCATACATCGTGGATTCATTCCCTTAAACTTCCTTGTCCATGGAGATCCTCCAATCTTAAGACCTGCATATTCTATGCAGTCATCACTTAGAACATTCACCCTGGGAATGAAAAGATATTTGCTTACCTTGCAATGTTCCTCGAAGAACGTATCATGATTTCCAAAGACCATAACCTTGAGGTCATAATCCAATCCGTGTAGCCACGTGCTAAAGTCCTTCAGGTAGCGTTCATCATCACTGCCCTGTACGTCCCCAGCTATGATTAAGATATCTCCTCCTGGGAGCCTCGGAAGCTCTCCATGGAGGTCGGCTACGCAATCGATCTTCATCATTCCTCGTCTTTCTATAATATTCGTATATACTCAGATAGAGTTGGCGCCTTACGTTTCGGCAACTTGCCTCTAGACAAAAATTTCCTAAAGGGCAAGAAGTATTCTATGTAGAATTTAACCAAGTTGAATTTGTTGTACTCTAAACACACCCAGTTTTCTCCTTCTCCCAGAGGATGATAAAGCTCCCCTCCATAAGCTATAAGGAAATATTTATCACCACCCTCCTCTTCAAACTCATAGACTCCAATATCGCATTCATCCATCAATTTTATATCGCCAACACATTGACGTAATTCAACGTAATTACAATTTAAACATGGGTATCTATCTAAAACATCATCGAAAGTCTCATCATCCTTCCAGATCAAGGTGGCATATTTGCCAGAGCACCCAAGTACAGGTATTTTATATCCTGTCTCATCCCACTTCGCCTTAGGAATGCTTTTCATTTTCTTCCTCCAATTTTACTAGACGCTCAAGCTCTGAGACTTGTTCAGACGTCAAATATTTGTGCTGTATCCTATCTCCCAGAGAGATAAAATACAATGCTTCATGATTCAGGCCGAAGAACTTCATGACTGCCGCGATGCGCAGATATAGCATCGCTATGCGCCAGTCAATAGCTTCTCTTACTTCCCTAAAAAGCTTGCAAACGCCATTCCACATCTTCACACCTCTACTCTTTCTTCGTTGGTTTCGTTCCATTTGTAATAAATCACAGTAAAACCAGGCACGCCCCTCAATACAATTATGATTTCGCTTGCACATCTCACACATACGCTTCTTACCGCACATTATACATCCTGTCGATACCATATTCTCAAAGTCGTTCTCTTCTTGACACTGATCACACTTCATCACAATCCCCTATGTATACCTCAATCCAGATAGACCCAAATACATGCTGATACAGACCCGGGAGCTCCTTCTCCTAGGCTTTACCCTCAAAAAACTCCCTCATCTTCTCTATCTTGTACTGAGAGCTTATCCCAAAGGGCGTCCGCATATCCTAAAAAATACTCTTTACTCATTTCTTCAATAGAGTTATTGATGATGAATATCATAAGCGCTGCAATCCCTATTTCAAAAGGAGCGTCCCCCAACGCATCCCTGATGCTGGACTGGAGGTCATTAACTTCTTTACCCTCTTCACGGGAAATCTTCCTAATGATACTCATCTATTCACTCTTTTCCGGTTTTACACCACAAGCATATATATCCCAACACCCATCAAGATACCTAAGGAAATTTTCTTTCCCATTTTCCATTAAGCTCTTCACTAATAAGATAGTGATCGCAGCCGCTCCAATAGGAGGGGCATAACAGTTCAAAAGATCGCAAACCTTTGATTGAACTTCGAGCACTATCTCTGCCTGTTGAGCCTTAAGGCTCGTAAGATCTACGTGGTTCATCTAAAACTCCCCATTTGTTGCCATGTGCTATCAAAAAACTTCCCATGAGCCTCTAAGCCGTAAGCTTCCGCTCTTAGGCGATCTAGATCATCCGCAGTCATTCGCGGTCCCTCACCGTCCTTAAAATGCGTATATAGGGCATAGCGTATCGCATCCATCGCGTGGTCATTCTCCTTCACCGGCCTATCCTCCCCACGAGCAGAGGCTTTAGGATCCCACCTATAGGTTCCATACTCATGAATGGCATTTACACAGTTCTCACAAACCTTAAACGTACCATTATTAAGCATTTTCGCGTGGAATCGTATACCATCCAAAACATCATTGTTCGCTTCCATTATTCCTTTAAATCCACACCTGTTTAGCTCGATTCGAAAGGAAACGGCAGAAGGATCAATGTAAATGCTCCTAACATTGTACCCTTCCACAAACCTCTTAAGATCCTCTGCATACTCGGTATCGGTCTTCTGCTTCATCTGCTTCTTGCTATCCCAGTAGTACTCCTTCTCTATCCAGATATTAGGGAAGGTCTTGGCACTATAGCCAATCATAGAAAAACACGTTGGATTAGTGGTGCCGTAATCCACCCCAACAACGTACCACTGAGCAGCGCCAGGAGGAGATCCAATGACGTGAAGTTCTTTTGAAAAGAAGTCATACACCGTGCCTTCAGACAACACCCACTTGCCCTCTATGTAGCGCTCATACCACAAGCCCGTATACTCTCGCTTGAGGTTATCCACGTACACCTTGTCTAAGCTAGGATTGTCATCGATTAAAAACTTAAATACCTTTAGCTGCGGATATTCAAGTCTATCAAGAAATCCCTTTTTAAACCAGTGAAACGGGCTATCAGGGTTTGTAGTGCCAAAAAGCTTGGCTCCAGGCACAGAAAGCCTAGAGAGAAGCATCTTGAAAAAGCTCTCCGGAATGATCGTAATCTCGTCGACTAGCGCTCCAACTAGCGTTGCCCCCTGGATCTTCCAGGACGCTCTTTCGTCGTTAGCTCCTACAACATAGATAATCTTGTTCCAGAGCCTAACCTCGCGCTTGCCTGGCATATACACCATGTCAGATCCAACAAGCCTCTCCATGGGCCTTATAACGTTCCTTACGATGGAGTCTTCAGTCCTACCGCATATCATCAGCTCCCCATCGGGGCCTTTGAGTATAAACTCAATCCAACGCAGTAGACATGAAAAGGACTTGCCAGAACGCACCGCGCCTTCCCATATGTTTAGACGGGCATCACTCTTAACTATGCTCTCAATCTGTTTCCTGGACGGCTTCTGAATCCTCCCGAGCGTACTCAGCTTGCATGTGTCCATAAAATCCCGATATATCGCCTTTATTGACCTCTAGACCGTTCGTCTCTTTCGCCTCTAGGAAGTCGCAGTGGTGACCATACTTGGAGAGTATGAATCCGATTGCCTTGGGGTCGCCTTCGTCTATAGCCTTCGAGATCATCTTCGTTAAGCCCCTCTCCACACCCCGGATTCGGCAGTCCTTAACGAATTCTTCCATGTTCCAAACTTTTATTTTTGTTTCGATCCAGCGCCTCGAAACCTTGAGATGCCACTTCTCGCGTATGTATGTAGCCGCAGACCCTATGATGCCGTGACATGCCTCCAAAGCCTCAATAAGCTCTTCAATGCTGCAATCGTGCTCGAGTTTCATCTCTTCCTCTTCATCACCTTCTCGCCCATCTCACACACCTTGTCCCTCTTCTTATCCATCTTCTCAAGGTGTTTCAACCCTTTCAGCTCCTTCTTGACGCCCTTCTCTAGCTTACGAATCTGCTTGTCCATCACCTACGCCCCGCCTTAGGTATCTTTGCTCCAGCCTTCCTCGCTATGTCAAGCGCTATCGCCACCGCTTGTTTTTGAGGTTTCCCCGCTTCCCTTTCCCTGGCAATATTCTCACTTATCGCCTTTTTGCTCTTCCCCTTCACCAATGGCATTTCCACCCTCCATTTCTCAGAGATCTTTACATTTTTAAACCCTCTCCGTCAACCCCTCCATGACCTGATAGTAACAGGAATTCTTGTTCTTGATCTTGGCTAGCTCATCGGCACACATTTCGCTCACTCGACTGACAAGAACGCAGTACTCCCCTAGCTCCTCATTGGAAGGAATCCGTCTCCCATAGCATAGGTTCTGTATTAGATCCTTTTTGTCTTCTATCATTCTATATAACTCAAGCATATCTATAGGTTTCATAACGCAAACTATCCTTTCTATATCACGTCTAATCTCTTTATCTCTTAGTACCGTTATTGATATCTCTACCCTAGGGTCTTCCGCGTACCTCTTAGACCCAAACCCCTCTACCACAAGGCAATCGTCCTTCCATACAACGCCATTCATGCAGTCCAGGTAGTACTTTGAGAGGTTGTCATAGTCTGGCCGGGAGGTGTGTAGCTCTATGTTCAGCAACTTTCTATCCCTAGAAATGCCCTTACAGCCTGACGCGAGAGGTAAATAGAACATAAATTCTACTGAAAGTGCCTTTGCACCCATAACACGACATACCTCCAGGTCGTCAGCCTCTCTTAAAGCCTCTTTCAGCCTCCATCGCGTAGCAATCTTCTGCTCAGCCTGTACGTCATAGGTCCTGACACGGCCTTTTTGCACAGAGCTCCTATGCCTAGCCTTGGCCACAGGCTCTTCTTGTAGCATCAAATGCATGTTTGCTCCACGAAACTTGCAATTTTACCAAGCGGCGTGATAGCTTTCGTCGCAACATTCATCAAAAACATCAAGTCCCTCATCTCATGGCCGTCTTCAAGAATTCGATCACTCCGCCCCTAGGGTACAGAACCCTCTTCGCGTTCAACTGGAAATACCCAGGGCCGTGACCACTCTGTCTAGCCATGGCAGCAGCCTGAGAGCTTTTGTATACCCCCACTTTCACGAGGTCTGTGGGGGTCACTAGCTCGGGCAATGTCATCTCAAGCTTACGGATAAACGCTTCACAAGGGGAGCAATCGGTACAGGACATGGCAAAACTCTATTTTAAGTTATTGAACGTCTGAGATCTTTATCAGGAAACTTGATTATATGCCATAACTTTGTATCTTGCATCCTGGAAACGATCGCGCCCTCAAACAAGCCCGCCAGCTCCATAAGATCACAATTGCTGGTGAGGATGGTTGGCAGCATTTCGTTGTATCTGTTGTTTATTATCTCGAAGAATTGGCTTTTAAACCTATCTGTTGGGACCACTTTGTCTATATCATCGATAAATAACATGTCATCGGTGCTATATCTCTCTAAAAGCCAGGAATCCCCCTCGTTGCGCACAGCGTTGAGTAGCTGCTGGTCCAGACTTCGGGCGCTCAAATAAGCAGGCCACACGTAACGGCTAGGGGTCCAATGCCGTATGAACTCACGTATCAGCGCAAAGGCAAAGGTCGTCTTGCCGGACCCATACGGGCCGTAAAGATACAGGGACTTAGCAGGCCAGGAAGTGGCCCACTCTCGGCCAAAGGCCCTAGCAGCCTCTGGAAGAGCCACGCAGGTAGCTAAAGACGCTGCAGAAAAGGCGGGGGGAACAACATTTAACCACTGAGTAAATATTTTTTTAAAACCTAAGCTCGTTGAATTTTGGCTCTCCATTGGCGGCTACCCATCGGTCATATTGTTTTCGTTCGATATCTCGCTTCACGCTTTTAGTATCAAATTTGTTTGATTTCTCTTTTTCAGTTCTTATCCAGTTTCTGAGAGCTGCTGCGTAATCTAAATAACCCTTTGGTTTTGAAGACAAACAGTAGTCGTTCATCCGCTCTATCATCGCGTCGACACAACCCTTACCGTGTATATCGCAAAGTTGCTGATACTCGCAAGGGCGCAGTTTGACATGGGATCCGTACGAGTCTCTTGGCTGCTGTTTTTTGCCCTGTTTTGCGATTTCGCATTTTAAGGCACCTTCCAGCTCGTCATTTGGGGGAGGTGCTATGTTGACACTACCTGACATGTTTTGTGCGATTGTAGGCGATTTTAGAGGCCTTCCCGGGGGGTTGATATTTGATTCCGCGGAACTGCTTGGCGTTTGCGGCCCCGCCCCCCCCCTTTTTGGAGGGTTAACGTGGTTTGGTTGCTGAAAAAGATCTAGCTGCTCACTCGTAGCTTGCTGCTCTCTTCCCTGGTTATTTTTTGGATTTTCTCCTCGCTGCAAGCATCGCCTCTCTTGTTCGTCGCCCCGTTCATCCTCAGCGCTTACCCTGCGGCGTATTCTTCCCTTTTCATCCCTTTCTATGCCTCCGTGCTGCCCACACGAGCGCCTTTCACCCTCCTCAGATGTGCGAGAAGAAGAAAAAGATAGCGGAAGCGAGGCGCTAGCCGAGCGTCGGGAGGCGATAGCCGACCGTTGCTCGGGGTTTGCGAACGACTTTCTTTTTATCTCTTTTTCTTTTTCTGTTGTTCTATATTGTTGTTCTTCTTGTATGTATGCGCCCAAAGGGATCGAACACGATTCCGCCATGACGTTTCGGCGGATATGTGGATTAATCGTGGCGCTTTCGTGCTTATGGTTGATATGAGGGTGGGAGGGCGTTTTTTGCATATCACACCCTCTCACGTGTGTTGTGGGAGGATGTATGTTTTGTGCAATAGTGGCGCTTTTGTGCTTCTGGTTCAAACCTGTGTGTGAGTGGTTTTTTGTGTTTTGGCGTGGCCTCCTATGCAATCTGAGAGGATCGCCACTTTCGGAATGTTGTGGTTTGTTGCAGGATAGCAATTCAATTAACTTATCTGGGAATAGTCTAAAAAACCTCTTTGGAGGCAAACCAAACACAAAGTACTCCAAGACTTTTAGTTCGCATAGATGCTGAAGAGCAGTGTCTATTTCTCGTCTAGTTAGGCAAGTTCTATCGACTAGTTGCTTGGTCGTCTGGTAGAACAACCCGTCTCCGTAATCGGGGTCGGAGACGAGTTTGTAATTATTTCTGCAATACAGAAAATGGGATATGAGCTCTGAAATCAAAGCTGCGGAGTGTACACCTAGGATGCGAGCTACCTGGCGCGAGTAAGTGGCATAATCTGCCGATGAGATATATACGAGAGGATCCATCATGATTGAGCCCTTTTGAGTTTTTGAGCGCGCTCTACTGAGAGTCGCTTACCGCAGGTTGGGCAGCATGCTGGGGGGCATGAGTCTAGTATGGACTGAGCTGACACTGCTCCTTGAGTATAGGCCTCAAGCCTTTTCGCGGAACATGCAGAGGGGCGACGCTGTCCCAACAAGACACGATTCAGGAACCCGGGAGAAAACCCCAGCTCTTCCGCCACTAAACCGATGGGGATGTTATGCTCTTCAAAATATTGCTTTAGATTCATGATACCCTGCGTTTTGAGGTTTTAAATGGTATGGCTATATGGTATCATAGGACTTATGTCTATGTCAACCTTTCCATTAATAAAATACATGTTGACCTAAAATTTGGGTTGTGCTAAGATGGTGAGTATCAAAGCAAGCGAGCGGCGAGCAAGACAGAGACCCGCTCGTGACAAGGAAGAGCCACTAGGTGACTGGGCCACCAAACCCAGCTAGAAGAGCGCCGAGTCAGCTAATAGACATTAGCACACCTAAAATAGGACAAAGACATGTACTGTATGGGAGAAGCAGTTTTCAGCTGTATAGAAGAAGCAGATTGTATGGAAGAAGCGGCAAAGCTAGTGACGATAAGGAAGCAAGGCAAGATGTGGATTATTGAAGATGAAAAGGAGCTTTATAGAACTACCAGGAAAAATCTAGCTGAGGATGTTCGAAGTAATTTTATTTATGCAAAAGCTAGAAAACTGATGCGAAAACAGGCAGTATAATTTAAAGAAATTATTTCCGCAGGAGGAGAAACTGCGGAAATAGTGGTTCGGTGAAATTTTAAATTTTTGGAGTAGCAGATGCTAAGAACGTATTGGCTCGTCAACACTAGAACGGGCGAGATAATGGATGAGATTAGTGGGAAAGAAGGTGATGGTGCGGTACTTTGTAAGTGGTACAGGCAAGTACGCAGCGATGCAGATTTACAGATTTTTGATGTAACGGGAGGTGAGCTATGACTTGGGCTGAGATTGACCGAGTGATAGAGTATGACAACCAGGATGTATGGGAAGACCCCCGAGACAAGGTATGGCATAAGAACGCAGGGGATGCACTGTACGAGCTCATGGAGGACTTGTACTGCGCATATAGGATAGATAAGAAAAAGCTGCATCGAAATCTGCTATATCTATGCAAGCAGCTCAAGGTGGACGTAGACTTTTTGCAGCCAAATGAGGATGATTTGTGCGTTCCTCAAGGGGATTATACAAAAGAAAAGCTGAAAGGCGCAGCGATGACGCTCAAAGAGGAGCTCTGCGGCGAAGAAGAGATAAACATTTCTAGGACCAACGAAGCTCTTAAGCAGATATGCCAAGAGTTAGGCTGCCCGATGTATTGGGGACAAAGGGTTACGATCGTACGAGAGAATTGGAAACTCATCGGTAAAGAGCAGCTGATGGACTATGCGGTTAACTTAATCAAGACAAGGGCAGGTGAGCCATGAGCAATGAGTTGATGATACAAGAAGCGCAGACCATGGATTGCGTCGTCAAGGATATAGACGCAATGCAGGAGGTATGCCGCAAGCTGATGCAGACTAAGCATTACGCAGCAATGGGAGAGGCCGGCCTATTTGCAATCGTGCAAAAGGCACGGGCTTTAGGCATAAATCCTTTAGAGGCACTCAATGGGGGCCTTTACTTTGTACAAGGCCGCGTTGGCATGTCCAGCGAGATGATGGCTAGCCTAATCAGAGGCAGGGGTCATAGCATCATCAAAGATGATCGCAGCGACCACACAGTATGCATACTGAGGGGTAAGAGAGCCGACAATGGCGATACATGGACTGTGAGCTTTAGCATCGATGATGCAAAACGCGCGGGGCTTGCAAGAGGGATGTACGACAAGTACCCCGCGATCATGCTATATAACCGCGCTATGTCGATAATGGCAAGACAGCTTTTCCCAGACGTAATTAAAGGCTCAGGATACACGAGGGAAGAGCTTATCGAGGCGCAAAGGGGCGACGGCCGCGATCTAGTGAGAGAAGAAGTAGAAGAAGAGCCAGTAAAACAGATTATCACGCAAGAACAAGCACAGGAGCTAATAGACATCTTGTCAGACTGCACTGAGGAGTACCAACAGCAGTTGATGAGCTTCATCCGCCGGTCTCCCATCAACGCAAAGACGATAGGGGATCTTCCAGTAGGCTTATACGACCGAGTTAAGGCCGCGGCCATAAAAAAACGTGAAGAAAATATGCGGGTATGCGATGAGGAAGTTTTTGAGATGGCCGAAAAGATCCAATCACAAGCGGAAGAGGTGATGTGATGGAACAGGGAACCGCACAATGGCTAGAGCTTAGAAGAACTAAGATTGGGGCGTCAGACGCCCCAGTCATCATGGGACAAAGTCCATGGAATACACCGTATGGACTATGGATGGAGAAGCTAGGGTTAAAGGAAAAGCCCAAAACCCAGGCCATGCAGTTTGGCCTCAAGAACGAAGAAAATGTTCGCTGGATCCTCATGGAGAGGAAAGGAATCTTGGTATCTCCCGAGGTCATAATCAGCAATAAGAGACCTTGGATGATGGCCTCTCTAGACGGCATCGATGAGACGCGTCGCTTCATCGTAGAGATCAAGAGCGCCAATGCCGAAGACCATGCCATCGCCAACGCAGGAGGTGTGCCTGAGAAGTATAAGCACCAGCTTCTTCACCAGCTGGAGGTAACAGAGCTTCCTATGGCGTGGTATTGCAGCTGGCACAAAGGGGAAGTGGCAATCGTAGAATTTCTTTATGAGCCAGAAGAAGCGAAGAGGATGGTCAAGGAGGAGGAAGAATTTTTTCGTTGCATGGAAGAGATGGAAGCGCCTAGACTATGTGACCGTGACTACGTGGAAAGAGAAGATTGTGAATGGATTGAGAAGGCAAAAGAATGGCTGAGTGTGCATCGAAGAGTGAGGGAGCTATCTGTATTGGAGAATGTGTTAAGAAAAGATCTTATAGCGCTAGCTGGGTCATCAAATTCGAAGGGGGCCGGTATCAGATTGTCGAAAGGCTATCGACAAGGAGCGATAGACTGGAAGATGGCAGAGAAAGAGCTGGAGATGAGTCTTCAGAAGTTTAGAAAAGAAGGATCAGAAACATGGAGGCTAACAGATGAAGAGACAACTTGATCTATTCCCACTGAGTAAAGAAGAAGAGCTCCTTTCGGAGCTCTCTTCAACGAAAAAGGGCCTCGATAACCTGAGGAAAGGCCTCTTCTCTAGACAGTCAGACCTAGCAAAAGACGTCATGAGGATGCAGGATAAACTAGAAAGTTTACAAAATCAATTATTTATTTTAGAAGCATACGTAAGGAGGAGTTTGAAAGAGTAGTAGCTAAAAATTTTTGCTGGTGATAGGGTAGGTCAACCCTAAACTGAGGTAGGGATATGCAAACCTGTGATTTAAGGTCGATGACCTTCGGCCAGCTAGAAGAGAGATGCAACAAGCTTTCTGAACAGCTCCAGAAGACGGAACAGCAGAGAGATGAAGCGATACGCGAGAAGACCGTCCTGAAGACTCAAAACGCCGTATTGCAAGATATTCATGTCCTTGGAGAGCGTATCGTGCAGTGCACCAGACAAACCCCAATGCACGAAACGCGGCGTCAGTGGATGATAAGGAAGATTGTTGAGATAACGATGACGCTCAAAAAGCTTGTGAACGACGTTTGCTCAGCGATCAAAGAAGGGATAACAAAAGCATGCCAGGCTATGTATAATGCCGCGGTGACCATTTGCAATTTTATCTATGATCACATGTCGGATATCACAGCCTATGCGGGTATGGCAGCTGCCGCCGCGGGGATTGTCATATCTGTGGTAATGCTGGTAGTGGGAGTTATTGGAGGCAATCCCACAACTCTAGATCACAATCCATTCGACCAATTTGTTAGATTTTAACCCACACCCTAGGGACGAGGGGGGCCCTAGGAATCAATGAGGAATCATGCAAGTCTTTGACAACGACGCCAACAGGGCGTCCCTATTCCAGAGCTTCACACACAAAGAAGCTGCCCCAAGAAGCAATGAAGACAAGTTTAGAGACCTGGCTGAACATCTAATGGGGAAGTTGGAGGAGTCCAACGCCTCAGTGGCCGAGCTTTCAAATATGGTTCGAAACCATAACCAGGACAGGGAAGAAGATCAGAGATTGCTACGGGAACAGGCCGAGATCATCCAACAGCAAAACTTTATCATCTTACAGCAGAGGCGCCAGATCAACGAACCCAAAGGTGTTAGCTGCATTGTTCAGGTCGTTGGCGGGATAGCTTCTGCTGTCTTTTTTTTTTTACGCGATGTCTGTGTTGCGATGAAGGAGAAGGGGGCGATAATCGCACAAAGGACCTTCCAGACCTTGAGAGTAATGACCGAAGCAATATTGAGGATATTAAGCGCTTTACAGCAACAACTTATGGGTCAATGTGTAGTTCTAGCTAACAGAGTTAGGATATGGAAAGAAAATATTGTCTTGGCCTATAATCAGATAGGCAGAGTGGCGTAAGTTACAAGTTACGCATGGAAAGCCGAGGCTTCGGCCTCGGCGCTCCTTTCTTCACGATTGTTTGTCAGCACCTGCGCTAACATCCCTCTTCTTCCTGCATGGTCGAATTCGATCATAGGATCTACCCAGATGTGATATCCACACTGTCTGGCTATTCTGCAGAAGACATAATCTTCTCCCCAGAATTCGCCGTCTCGTATCTCTGTATTGAAGAGCGCATGTCCAGAAGGTAGTTTAGCATCCTTTGGCTGGAAGGCCAGCTCTGGAGTGGCTTTTATCATATTCTCTAATACTTCCCTCTTAAGCAACATGAAGCCAGCGGGGATGTATTGCATCTTAAGCAGTTGTTTCTCTACGTAGGAAACGATAGAGCCGTCCTCATTAAAGCAAGGCCTAAAGAGGAATGAATCCTCCTGTCTAGCCGGATACACTCCCGCTATGAATGCTTCATCCTTCTGGATCATCGCTATAACGGCATCTGCGGGCCATCCTAGATCGCTATCCACAAAGAGGATATGCGTCGCGTCTGATTCAAGAAATGCCTTAACCAGACGATTGCGCTCGGCGCAAAGGAGAGATCCCGAGGTGTTGATCTGATACTGCAAGCTGATGTTATGCTCGACACACTTGAGAGAGGTCTCAGCGAGGGAAATCGCAAACTGTACATGCACCCTGCCGTCGAAGGCAGGGCACGCGATGAATAGCTTCATGTCAGAAGAGCCTTGATATAGAGTGATCGGTAAAAGTTAGTTGTGGTTTCACTGGTAATGCCTAACTGGGCATCCGTAGGGACTTGAAATTGGGTCGCGGAGTTATATAGATATGAAACCGGCGACGTCTGCACGGCTGCAACGTTCCCCATACAGAATACCGAAGAACCAGCAGTGGCTGAAAAGATAACGCTAGTGGTGTTGCTAATTCTAGACAGCCACGTAATGCCATCCGTGGAGGATAAAATCACTCCGCCTGCTCCTCCTGCAACATAGTTTCCACTAGAGTATGCCAATCCAAACAGGGTGCTGGAGGTGCCGCTAGATCTAGCCGTCCACGTCACGGCATCTGTAGAAGATGCTAAGACCCCACCCGCACCGCCATACACATAGAGAGCTCCATAGGAAAGACCTTGGATTGCACTAGAGGTCCCGCTGGTCTGAGAATTCCACGTTGTCCCATCAGTTGATGTGGCTAAAACGCCTCCATCACCAGCATAAACAAAGTTGGAACCATAGACAAGAGCGCGAATAGCACTGGAAGTTCCAGAAGTTCTAGAGCTCCATGAAGTACCGTTGGTGGAGGAAGCAAGAACGCCTCCAGCTCCCGCATAAACGTACGTTGAATTGCCATACGTCATAGCAAAAATGCTGGAAGTAGTGCCGCTATAATTAGAATTCGTGGTCCAGGTGACACCATCGGTGGTGGTCATAGAGAAGTTGCATCCGCCGGCCTTGAAATTGGTGCCGTCATACATCACGGTATTGATAGCACTAGAGGTGTTACTAGTCTGAGCTACCCATGTAATACCATCTGTTGATGTGCCCGCGGCGCCTCCAATGCCTACATAAATATGCAACCCCGACTTAAAAGCCATCGAAAGAATGGTGCTGCTAGTGTTACTTGTCCTCGTAGTCCACGTAATGCCGTCAGTGGATGTCTTGATAGCTCCCCCGGCGCCGCCAGCAAGGAAGATAGAGCCATTAAAGATTATAGACCAAGCCGGAGAGATACCAAAAGTTCTACTCGTCCAGGTTGTTAAATCTGTGGAGGTAGAAAGAGAGCCCGTATTGCTTTCCGCAACATAGACTCCAGCACCAAAAGAAGTAGCTATAACTGGGTTTCCTGAAAACCCGGAGTTATGAGCAGACCATGTAATCCCATCCGTAGAAGAAATCACACCTGCTGCATTAGAACTCCCTGCCAAGAAAAGGCTATTGCTGAAGGACATCGAAGTGATGTTGCTCGACGTTCCGCTAGTCCTAGACGTCCAGGTAATGCCATCCGTAGAGGTAGCTATATAGCCTCCAGCACCTCCTACAGCAAAGATGCTGGCTCCAAATGCTACACTGCTAATCGAGGAGGTTGTGCCGCTATTTCGGGATGTCCAGGTAATGGCGTCGGTAGAAGAAATGATCGTGCCAATAGATGGACAGACTCCCACATAGACACTGTTGCCAAACGCAATGAATGGAGCATTGTAATTGCTGGCAGGCACAGCTGACCCCTGCCATCCTATCGAAGGAGATTTCGTTGTCCAGGTTATAGCATCCGTAGATGTACCAAAAATTCCGTTGTCTCCTGAATATAAAAATATACCGCCGCCATAAGCTAAAGCAGAAATGTTTGTAGAAACACCACTAATCCGCCCCGTCCATGTTGTCCCATCAGTAGAGCTCCTTAACGAGCCGGCTGAAGATGCTAAAAGATACGTAGAATTACCGAAAGTCAATGCGTTAACGTTTGCAACAGTAGTAACAGCTCTTGTTGTCCAGTTAATGCCTCCTCCATTAATAAAGCCTATACGGTCGAATAGATCTGGATAAGATGCTTGAAGGTAAATGCCGCCATCACATTTAAGCCATCCGGCATCCGTAACGTAACTATCTCCATTCTTGTTAGAAAAATAAGCAAGCGATCCAATCGGAGGAGCTGTAGTCTCTCCGCCGATCTGTGTCCAACCAGTGGTGCCTGTCCCTACAG